CGGGCGACGGCGGCACCAGCACCGCCATCAGCGTGACCAACTGCCCCGTGAACGCCATCCTGATGCGCTACGGCAGCGAGGCGCAAAAGCGCCGCTGGCTGGCGCCGCTCGCGCGCGGTGAGATGCTGGGCGCGTTCTGCCTCACCGAGCCGCACGTGGGCTCCGACGCCTCGGCGCTGCGCACCACGGCCCGGCGCGAGGGCGATGCCTACGTGATCGACGGCGTGAAGCAGTTCATCACCAGCGGCAAGAACGGCCACGTGGCCATCGTGATCGCCGTGACCGACAAAGCGGCCGGCAAGCGCGGCATGAGCGCGTTCCTCGTGCCGACCGACGCGCCGGGCTACACCGTCGCGCGGCTGGAGGACAAGCTCGGGCAGCACAGCAGCGACACGGCGCAGATCCATTTCGACCAGTGCCGCATTCCGGCGGAAAACCTCCTCGGTGCGGAAGGCGAGGGCTACAAGATCGCTCTGGGCGCCCTGGAGGGCGGGCGCATCGGCATCGCCGCGCAGAGCGTGGGCATGGCGCGCAGCGCGTTCGACGTGGCCATGCAGTACGCCAAGGAGCGCGAGAGCTTCGGCCAGCCGATCTTCCAGCACCAGGCCGTGGGCTTCCGCCTGGCCGACTGCGCCACGCAGATCGAGGCCGCGCGCCAGCTCATCTGGCATGCCGCGGCCCTGCGCGACGCGGGCCGCCCCTGCCTGAAGGAAGCGGCCATGGCCAAGCTCTTCGCGAGCGAAATGGCCGAGCGCGTGTGCAGCGCGGCCATCCAGACGCTGGGCGGGTACGGCGTGGTGAACGACTTCCCCGTGGAGCGCATCTACCGCGACGTGCGGGTGTGCCAGATCTACGAGGGCACGAGCGATGTGCAGAAGATCCTCATTCAGCGCTCTCTTGCAAATACCTTCCCAGGACAGGCATACGCGTAAACACACGCGGCTTAGGAGGCACCTCTAATCGCGAAATGGTGGACCGAGACACTCCAAACCGAGCAGCAACCTGAACTTGCGACAACCCAGCCGCACGCAGCGCAAGAGCCTCAGCACGCTGCGAAGCGTCAAGCGCAGGAGCCCGACCACCCCACACAACTCCCCGCCTAATTGCAGCCACCTGCCCAGCAATAGACCGCTCGAGAATGGTGGCGCGCTCGAGCTGGGCAAACGCACCAAGTGTCTGAAACATGCAAACGCCCACCGCCGTGGTCGTATCAAATGGCTCAGTTAACGACCGAATAGCGATGCCCCGAGCACGCAAATCTTCTTCAATGGCAACCAAATCACCGAGGCGCCGCGCAACCCGATCCAATCGCCAAAACACAAACACATCTCCAGCCTGCAACGCAGCTAAGCACTCACGCAACATAGGCCGCTCCGACACGCCACTAGCCTTTTCTTCATAAACAGCGCTAACACCCGCTCGCGCCAACGCATCGAGCTGCAATCTGGTTTCCTGATCCCTTGTGCTGACACGCGCATACCCAACAAGCCGGCCCATTGCAATCCTCCTATGTTTTTTATGCCCCGGGAACGTAATTCGCAGTTTGCGAGGCAATGCATAGGGCGCCAAATAATGAAAAACGGCCCCAAAGGGCCGCTATTCGGACAGCAACTACGCGCAAAAATCACGGCGCACCCACGCTATGGCACTTTGGCTCAGCCACTGCCTTAGCACCGGTCCAACTGGACACGTTCTCATTGATCCACGCGGCTGACTGAACCTCAGCATCGGCGGGAGGCCGGCAGACAATTTGCCCCGCCGTAGCGCGGTACTGCTCCATGGCCACCACAGCCCACATCACCACCACGGCCACCAACAAAATCCTTCCAATCGTCATCACATCCCCCTCACCAAACGCTTCACCACAATGGCAGCGACAAGGCAAAACACCAGCACCGCCACGCGCCTAAACACTCGCCGCCACCGCGACCGCCGTATCCAGTCAGCACGAACGTTCTCAGGCACACGGAACGTAGCGCGCTCGACGTAATTCATTTTCTTCTTCCACCAGTCGATATACCAATCTCTGTCGTGATAAGACATGCTTTTCCTCCTCCTCTTGCGCAGCATACAAGGGTCAGGAAGGAGAATCAGCAGCATGGCCTGGCTGCTTTGCATCGGACTGCCCGGCCTCAGCACTCTGCTGAGCCACATACGCATTAAATGGTCTATCGATGGCCCATTGCCGGCATGCGTCAGAAGACACATCCAGCAACCGGGAACCACCTGCGTAGCACTTGCATGCATCGTTAATGCACATGGCCCCAGTTATGAGCGGCATAGCAACGACCTTGCGCAACTGGTCATAGGCGGGAGCTGTCCACGGGCGATCTGACAATCTAGGCAAAAAATCCACTCTCTCATCGGGCGGGGCCTGCGTGGCGGCGTTCGCTGACGCCGAAGCAGCAGGGGCATGAGCTGGAGCCGATGCAGGCGCATTTTGCTTGGCATCCGGCGCTCCTACGCTTCCATTCATTCGAGCACCCAGACGCTGCACAACGGATGGACCAAAGTAAATGCCCGCGCCAATTGCAGCCAAAATAAACCAAACAAGCCCAGGCAATTTACGCGGTTGCTTTGTGTGCACCTCAGCAGACCGATAAAGCTTTTGAACCTTCCTACTGTACTTCCACGGCGATTTTGTAATCGCTTTTGAGTACATGAGCGAACGGGAAACGTGGTCCCACTCATACACCACCGCCAGCCCCATGTTCGCAACTCGACGCACGTGCAAATGCCGCCCACCCAAAGCATGCACATGCCTATCCGTATTCATGACCGATTGGGTAATCAGGATGAAATCCACACCCATATGCCTATGGGTATCGAGCGCCTGAACGTCGGGTGGAATGCTAGCACCGTTGGGCCGAGGCGGCCACATTTTTTGGAACTCGTCAATAACTATGACGGACCCAGGCTTTGCCCATTTGTGCCAATTCCTAGCAGATAACTCATTTCCATCGAAATTAAAATCCCCGCCCGCTTTCAGCCAGTCGCCGCCAGTATCGACAATTTCATGCTCGATCAAGAGACCGTTTATGTTTGTATAAATGGTCCGAGGAAGTTCCTTTTCGCCTCCATTCCCATCAGGGACATTAATGGTCTTTCCAACCAAGGGCAACAACAGCTTTTCAATAGCGTAGAGAGTTTTTCCGGCCCCAGGAACGCCGGTAATAATAGTAATCATTGGGGATTAACTCCCAATATCCTGGTCGCATTAGATATTTGCCAAAGCAAAAGCCGAGTGGCAATGGCCGCGGTTATCATCCCCAAACCAATACCGCCACCACCCAACAAGAATATGCTCAACACATCGCCAGGAAGAGAATTTACCGATGTTATTAACTGATTTTTTGCGGCAGTAATTGCCACATCAAAACCGGTAATCGTAACCACGGAAAATCCAATAGCTGTCAATATTCTGCCAATCAAAGGTTGCACTAGCGAAAATATCCACGTCCCAATCTTCATGTTCTAGTCCCTGCAGTAAGAATAACCATGGCAGCAATGGAGCACATCAATAAAATCAATGGGCGAACATAGCTAGTAATGTAATTACACGACTGTTGCCAATCCCACACCTTCAAAGAATGACTGGTCCCAACCTTATCAGCAGGGCAAGAGCCGCCACCAAAAAGATTTTCGGGTTGATATGAAACGTCCTGGTTCTTTTTGGGAATCTTCTCGTCAGGAACATCCAAATCAGGTTTTGCACACGCCAAAATATCAGGATTCAATGTGCATAAATCCAATTCTTTTTCCGCAGGTTTTTCAGATGTATCTTCATCCGGCAACGGCTCTTCCGATGGATTTTCACTATCTACAGGCCGCTCTACCGGCTCAACGTCCACTCTCCAAGGCTCTGCATCCGTACCCGAAGGGGTAACGCGAATACCCGGCTGCAAAAATGGCTTATTCGTAGAAGAAATTGGCTTGGAAGGATCGTAATTCGGATTGCGAATCGGCTTTCCGGTAGGAATAAACATCGGCTTTGGTTTTCCATCCGTGCCAGGATTAACTACCGGCTTATCGACTGGCAATGCACCCGGACCAATTTCACGCGGTACAGATTCGGGCATTTTCTTAGGCGCCAATTTGTCTTTGAATTGTTCTTCGGTCAACGGAACTGGGTCTTTGCCTTCACAAATAGGCACATACCAATCTTCTTCACAATCCTTCCCACGAGTAGCCATAATTTCACTAACAATATTGCCATTAAGCATGAAATTACATTTACCCGAAGCATCAGAGCTTACATAATAAACACCTTCACCAGGGCGATGAGACGCAACAAAACCAGCACGAGCACTACATGCACCAGAGTGAGAAGAATACCAGCCGCCCTCAGGGTTTTGAGTGGGGTCCTTCCACTGCTTTCCGCCAAGAGGATCGCCCGGAGTACCCGGTTCTTCCCACCGCTGCAATAACTCGTTCCAAACCACATTAGCCAAACCCAACCAAGTAGCAATGCCTACGGCGGTACGCAACGCAGGATGCGCAAATATCACGCCAGCGGCAACGCGCGATGCAGCAGGTGACAAAGGCAACGCCACTCTAATTTTTGAAGTAGCAGAAGCAGAACGAATAGCAGCATCCGCCATCGCCTTTGAGTTAACCCAGGCCGACGCAGCAGGCGGCTGATATGTCGCACCTGCACCAGAACCAGCAACCCACCCAGGCGGGGGAGTCAATTGGGTATACGCTGCATGACTCAGCGAAATGCGACCCAAGCAAGCAAAGCCAATCCCAATGCAAAAGATAATTCGACAGAACTTGGCATAAATGCCCCTATTAATCCGCATGGTCCACCCTGAATAAATCCACGATTCGCCGTGCACAAAATATCGCAACCGCAGCGACCAAAAAAAGGCCCCAAAGGGCCGAGATATCGGAAATATTCTCCGAATCAGCAGGAGCGGGCTCCACCAAAACAGTGACGGTTACACCACTGTCAGTAGTTCCCGTCGCGGTATTGGCGGAACCAGCCATGGCTTAAATCCAGCCGAGCTTTTGACCCAGCTTTTTCAGGCCCCAGATTGCCACACCAGCCGCGAGCACCATGCCGAGCGCCGCAAGCGCATCGGTCTTGTACGCATCGGTTTCGGTCTTCACGTCAGCAGGCAGCGCGGCGTACGCATTGCCGACCAGCACGGGCACCAGCGCCAGAGACGAAACGGCACGAGCACCGTACTTACGGGCAACGCCCATCGTGTTTGCAAACATGTTTTTCCCTTTCAAAAAACGGTAGCGAAATTGCCACCCGGAAACCCCGCACGCGAGGCTACCGGCTGTAATCACATTTCCACGTGGCCGCACTCCAGACACCGATAGAAATAGATGGCGTCATATTCTTCGTCCGGCTCCTCGACGTTATCGGGGCCGCACTCCGAACACCGCCCGCCATCGTTTTCAATCTCATCTTCCATTTACCATCCTCCATTGTTATAATCCTGTATATACAGGACCGGGAACGAAATTAAGCAGCTAATAGCGGGCAGGACGCCCCAACGCAGACAAATCGACAACTTGAGCGCGGTGCCAAGGCTCTGCATGGTCATCGATTAACTGAGCGCAATCGTCAAGCCCATCAACTGCACCAGCTTCGGAAAGCAACATCACCCATTCCGGCTCCCCGTTGCCGGACGGAGCAAGAAATGCCCCTGTCGTAGCGGATTGGATGACGTACATATCAAGCAGCCTTCGACGCGGCACGCTCAACGGGCTTGATGTCCACAAGCTTGAGCTTTGTTGCGTCCTGCGCACCCGCAGCCATTTCGAACGTCGCCATGGCCTTGATCGGAAGGGATGCACCCAAGTGCGCCCACTTGTCGTATTCGCGCGCATCGCCGAGCTTGAAAGGGCGCGTAGCACGGCCAATGCTCCGACCAGCAGAATTTTCAGACAAATCCACCTCGCAGTGGAACGTAGTGCTGCTGTAAGCCCGGCCCTCGATCGTGCCTTCGCTTTCCTTCACACCGTGGACGACAACTTCAGTCTGGAACTTCATGGTTTTTCCTTTTGCGGCCTATTGATACAGCTATGCCATGACGTGGCCAACGTCGGCGCCGTGAGAAACTTTTTTGCTGCGCTCGAATGCAGCACCGTAAGCGGCGGCAATTTCGCCGCGACTGAATTTTTGGAGACGGCCAGGAGCCTTTTTGTCGCAGACCAGCTCCATAAAGTGATCGACGCCCAGATACTCAAAAGCAATTGCCAAACTGGGCGCAGCAACTTCACGCAGCCAGCGAACATTCCGCACCGCTTCACCCTGGACAGTTTCAATCTGACGCTTGCGTTCGCAAGGCACCGTCACCGGGAACGAAATGGCTTCTGCTTCCCGGAGAAGGGAGGCATGCCAGTCACTAGCGCCGTGGAAATAATCAGCAGGACGGCGCAGCATGTCGGTCTCCAAGAAACGCGCTTTATTGCCCCACCTCAACTCAGCACGAATCCAAGCAGACGTATCTGCATCACCGAATAGTTGATGACCCTTTTCGTAGACGTTAGTCTGCTTTCCGACTTCCTTCGTCCCGACATAAAAAGAGCGCGCCTTACCCCCGCACCAGTCGCCCACCATGTTGCACTTGAGACGACGCCCCCCGACATCGCACAAGCCTGCTTCATAGTCGGCCTTGACTCTCTCCATGCCACCACTCAATCCATCGAAAAAATCAAGCGCCAGATCGATCCGCGTGAGCCATCCTTTGGTCTCATCGATGACGTTTGCAAGATGGTCGCGCCAGCCACTTTGGGCAAACGTGCACGCCGAGCCATAGACATTGACGTGGATGGTTTTTGCCTGCGCGCGCTGACGAGGACCGTCGCCAGATGCGAGGAATCCGACCCAACCGACTTCCGCACCATTTCGCTCAATGCTCCAGCGGCAACGATAAAAATCGTGCCCTTTTTTTGCTTCCGGATGCACGGAAAAATCAGAACCCAAAGCTTCCGCTACACGCTCAGCCAACTCGAAAGCCTGCACGCTGGGCGAGAAATCAGCATCGGGAACGAAACGCAGGAACTTGCGCAAGCGCTGAATACGAACAGTACGTTGATCGCGGTCCCACTGGCTCAGAGGCTCCAAATCCTCTTCCGGGAAAAGAACATCGACGGAAGGCATCGGAGCGTTACGCAGATGGCAGGTAAATCGGACCCAATCGACATGCACCGGCACGCCAGATTCAGTGCGCTCCGCGATCAGCCGAGCCTTCACCTGATTCCCATCGAGAACCAAGTTACAAGCGCCCGCATGACCCTTTGCATGCTTATCAACACGTGATCCAGTCGGATGACTCATACAAACCTTTTTTGTACTAATACAGACCGCACGGCCTACCGTTATTCGTTATCCCCGTGATTACCATCGGGGGCCTGCCGGCTCCTGCGCTGACGCGCCCGCACGTGCGGCGCAGGCTTGCCCGGCGGGCGCGAGCGCCGAGACAGGGATGCACAAAGAGCAGAGACCATGACAACTGGCACGAGGCGCACCACGGTCCGACATGGGGTTTGGCACCCCATACCCCGCCCCCACCGAGCCCACTACGTGGGACGCGCTATTCGCGCTTCGGCGGGGCCCCTGTTTGTCTCCAGGCAGGGGGGCGGCATAGGGACGCGCCAAGCAAGCAAGAACGTGCTTCATAAGGACGCCGCCAACAGAAAAGGAACAAAAAGAAACACCAGCGCCGCAATGAAAAGCACCCAAAAAACGTATTCATCGGCATTCATGGCGCGACCCCCTGCAGCCGCTCCAGCCGGGCCACGCGCGACCGCGCGCGCTCCGGTTGTCTGCCAGTGCACAAATACGTGCTGACGCCCTGCGCCAGCCGTTTGTATTCATCAGCCGCAGCCTTGGACCCTTGCACAATGCATTTCGGGACCGGGGCGGAAATGGCCCTGCGGCAGCGGTAAGGCAGATCGCGGATTTCTTCAGGGCTCACTGCAACACCCCGTCAACACGCTTTGCCGCAAAGCCCATACGAGCCCAGTCGCGGTTGCACAGCGCGAACCGCACAAACTCCTGCAAGACTTCGTTTTCACCCACTTCAAACTGAGCAGCGAGCTTGGAAATCGTGGCCTTAATTTCCAGCTTATCTGTGTAGTCAATGCGGGCCTTGCCTGATCGATACGCAGCCTTGCGATCGGCATCCGAAGCATGCTTGCGGGGACGGCCCCGTCGCTTTTCGCTCCCGGAACCGGATTGAATGCGGCCCCCCGCACCCTGAGCTACCAGGGCCACGGCGGGAGGGGGTCCGGAGTGGATGGAGGGGCCGCAATCATTAGCCGCATCAGCCTCTACAACTGCGGGCAAAACTAGCTGATTCGAAACCATGGTCAGCACCCAGCACCGATGGCATCGGCAGCAAGAAAGCACAGCCGGTCGTAAGCCTGCACGCGACCACTGTTTGTCTGCCACACGCAAAGGTCAGACGCGTGCGCCAAATTCAGCAGGACATATCCGCCACTGCTAACAGAACCGTGCGACTCGCGAGTGGACCAAGCCAAGTCGTAGAGCGCCTGACACTCATCGGCCGTTAGCACACGGTCATCACTGGGGCACCCCCCACCACCTACGCTTGGTTGAGCTACCAACCCAGCATCCAGGCTGGGACCGGGCGAGGACTCGGCGGGGGGAGTGCTTTCGTCAGCCTCATCGTTGTTCCAGGAACACCCCGAATACGCACAATAGCCCTCATAAGAGGTGTACGAAAGGCGCTCGCCACAACGAGGGCAAAACTTGAATTCCAAAGTGTTGAAGGGCATGGGTAGCTCCATGGTTTGGACCAAGCACCACACCAGTCAGGCCGCTTTCGGCGCCGATGCCAGCCCATTCCAGGGCTTGTCACTGTCAATCCCCGCTGCTTCTGGCGGTAGCCCTCACGGGCACGGGGAAGGGTGGTACATTCTTGTTACCGGAAACCGGTAACGTACATAAAACTGTATGTACACCTGTAATGTAAACCACGGAGTATTTACATGCAAGACACAAAGCGATTAAATTTACTAATCGATAGAGCGCGAGGTGAAGGAAGCGACAATCAGCTAGCAATCAAGCTAGGAGTGCATCGACAGCAGATATGCGACTGGCGCGCAGGCAGGAAAGCCCCGGGCATCGAACTGCAAGAGACCATGGCCGAAATGGCAGGAGTCGACCCAGCCGTACACATGCTGGCAGCAGCAGCAGAAAAAACGGGCAATGACAAGGTGATGGCACTTTTTGCCCAGCTACGTGCGCAATCAATCCTGATCCAGCGGGCGCTGGCGTGAGCGTCTGAGTTGCCCTCAGCACAACGATAGCGTTCAAGCAATTGTTAATTCGGTAGTGAGGAGTCCAAATGGCCAGGTTGGGTTTCAATGAGATAAAAGTCGGGCTGGTGTCACATCTTGATCAAACTGCACTGTCGAAAGACCAAAGAGTCTTGGATACCTATCCACAGAGAGATACAGAAATTCGTCCGTTCGTCTGCATTTCCGTTAACCTGCCCAAATCGACCTGGGCTCCTCTGTCGAGCACTGCGCGGCCCGAAAGATTGAAAATAAAGCCTGCGTGGAGGTTGGGCGGCATTGATATGTGGCGAAATAGAGATTGCTATCTCAACGACGGTGCCAACATCTATATCGGTCTTAATGGCGCTTTTGTGGATGCGTCGGTCCAAGAGCAAACAGTCTCCAAAACACGTGCGCATATGTCAGAAGAGGGTGTAGCAGCAGTGCTAGCCGAAATCGAAAGCCAAAGGCATCGGCGCATTTATGGCAAAGACTCGCCATAGGGCGTTCTAACCGAATACTATGCCTCTGCGTTGCTGCAATTCACAGTCTGTTGTGTCAAGCGTCCGCTATCGCCGGTGCATCAGGCCGTGGAACCTGCAGTAATTCCAACGCGCCGGGGCCCTGCTGCCGCGGTGCGCCAGCGCCTTCGAAGATGCGCACCGGCGCCGCATCCCCCAGCACCGTGACCCTGCCGCCCTGCACGCGCAGCCCCGTTCCCTCGGGCAGGCCGACCACCGGCACCTGCGGGTTGAGCGTGCCGAATTCGCGCAGGCGCTCCTCGCGGGTCTCGCCGCGGTGGCCGGGGGGATGGGCGTCGGTGTAGTGGGCGTTGATCTGGAAGGGCACGAGGCCCATGGCGCCGAATCCGCCGGGGTCGGTGATCGGCATGTCGTTGGTGGTGCGGATGGTGGGGCAGGCCACGTTGGAGCCCGCGCTCCAGCCCAGGTACGAGGCCTCGCCCGCGCGCACGCGCCCGGCGATCGCCTCCAGCA